CCCGAGCATAAAATTGGAGATTGTGGCTTTCCATTAACCGAAGCGTTGGCAATGGTCAGGCTATAATGGGAATACATGCAGCAGGAGACGGTGAAGAAGGCTGCTCCGTATTAATTTCGCTGAAGAGCGTATTGGAAGGTATAGCCAGGATGAATAAGCAGAGGACGACACTGCCTATAGCATCACCAGGAAACTTACAATTGGAATCCATGTTAATGCCTACCATAAAGTCCTCAGTAAACTACTTAGATATGTCTAATTTGTATTATCTGGGCAGAGAGCAGAGAGACATAGTCTTGCCTTCCAAATCACGAGTCACTCCCACGAAATGTTCGAAAGAAGTTGCGGAAATTTTCTTTAATCACTTTGGATATATAGATGGGAATAATTTTGGTAAGCCAATGATGAGGCCTCATAGAATTAACGGAGAATATGTTTCTCCTTATAATATAGGTCTCGCAAAGGTAGCCAAGAAGAAGAAGAGCTTGAATCCTCTCATCATGTCGAAAGTCGTGAAGCGATTGACTAAACATTTAATAGATGAGCTTACTCGGAGAGGAGTTAAGAAGTTGTCCCCATTGACGATGGAAGCGGCTATCAATGGTGTGCAGGAGGACGCTTTCCTAAGGCGCATGAATGCAGCTACATCTGCTGGGTGGAACCTCAAGGGGGGCAAAGCCAAGCACATGCCAATTGTTAGTGATGAAACTGATCCTGAGATCGTTAGAGAAGTGACTGGGGAGGCTCGAGAGCGTGTCAGGCAAATACTTGAAGAGTATAAGTCTGGCAAGGCATCCGGATTTCGCATGACTGTGAATCTTAAAGATGAGGCTCGCCCGGCTGAAAAATGTCAATCAGGTAAGACTAGGTTCTTCTATAATTTGGCACTTCCCGAACTAATTGTTGCCCGCATGTTTTTGGCACCGTTCTATACTCTTATGCAAGAGCATAGCGATGTTTTTAAATGTGCCATTGGTATAAACATTTATAGAGACGCCAATAAGGTAGCCAAAACCCTTAAGGACTTTTCTGAATTACAGATGGAAGGTGATTACAAGGAATTTGACACATCAATGCCTTTTGACATTGGGGCAGGAGCCAACCAAGTTATCTATAATGTACTGAAGCACTTTGGTTATAATGACGAAGCTTTGAAAATTGTGATGGCGCTGTTGAGTGATTCGCTTTTTCCAATCATTGACTTTTTGTGTGATGTATTTATGGTATCTGGGTTGCAGGGTAGCGGTAAGTATGGTACTGCTGAAGACAATAGTCTAAGGAATCTGATCATGCTAATGTATTTTTGGTACAGTGTTATTAAGGATGAAAGGTTAGACTTCTTTGACTACGTATGCCCATGTACGTTGGGTGATGATATCTTGGCTTCCGTTAAGCAAGCTGTTAGTAATATTTTTAATAATAATACTTATCAGAAGTTTTGCGAGGAGGAGTATGGTATAGAGTATACAAGTGCCTCTAAGTCAAGTACCATGGGAGATTTCCTGAAAATTGAAGAGTGTACGTTTTTGAAACGAACTTTCAATTATTCGGAGAAATACGGGAGATGGATTGCTCCTATTGATCTAAGTTCAATATATAAGAGCTTAGTGACATTCATACCTTCTAAGTTTATAACTGTAGCTGAAAGAATGCAATCTGCATTGTGTTCAGCCGCTTATGAATTGTTTTTCCATCTTAATGAGGATGAACATAAGAAGGTGTGTGATGAGTTGGCCAAAACTTTTTCTGATAGCTATCTGGAAGAGGGGGATAGGTTTGAACTTCCTTCTCATGCCGAGATAGAAGAAAGAGTTTTTGGTTAATTCATTCCGTGGTGCCTCCACGTTAAACAGGGTATTCAGGAGGTTGTTTGCCTGTCTTAGATGTAGTTACGCACTTAGGTTGTAGTACATACGTAGCACGTGTGCTATTTAATCGTATGCGTAAATAGGAGGGTTAGTGGTTGTCTGCCCAGTTAGTCGTGTTCTGCCCAATTAGAACATGAATGCTACTACGCTTTTTGCCTTGTTGCCGGGGCATTAGGTTAATAATGAATTAATGGCAAATGAAAGGAAATAAGATTCATCCTATCATGAAGCGAGAGCTAGAAGAGAAAGAAGATCCTCTCCGAACCTACAGGAATCTTACTAGTGCTGATATGAGGTATCGACTAGTTAGACATCCTGGGAAGAAGAAGAATTCTCTCTTGATAGAAGCTTTGAAGGCGCGTATAGCGCAAGAAAACGAGGAGGAGCAGCTCATTCTCTCTCGTAGGAAAGGGAAGTTTCAGCCGCGTGTTGAGTCAGCTCCAATGGATTCCTTGGGAACTATGGGAGAAGTTACTACGGCTAGGACGAATGAGAACTTCCTGGATGTGGGTGGAGCAGAAATCGAGGAGACTACCATAGGTACCACCATGCAAACTGATCAAGGTCAAAGGGAGATTTTGTCAGTGGCGAAGTATCTTTCCCGTCCTGTGGAAATTTACAGAACCACAGTATCCCCAGGATCGAATGTGGGTTTGGATATACCAGTTTGGGATCTCTTTACACTAACCCCAGCAGTCCGTGCAAAGTTGCGAAATTATGCATATTTGAAGGCGGATCTGAGGGTTAGGATATCCGTTGCAGGTACCCCGTTTCATTATGGGCGATTACTCGCCTCATATCAACCATTTGGAGAGCATAACCCAACGCTCCAGCATTTGTTAGATATGGTGGCACTGGAAACCAATTTTCGTCCTATGTTGATAAATTATTTGTCGCAGGCTCCTGGATCTGCCATCATTAATATCAACGAGAATAAGCCTCTTGAGTTGCATATTCCTTTTATATCGCCCAAACCTATGTTTAGGTTGTTTAATAAGGATACGGCGGCTATAGGCAGCTCCTCGAGTTATGATGATTTGGCACATACTGGTGATGTTATGTTGTACTCTATCAATCCTGTGTCAGCTGTGAATGCGACTTCAACACCCATTCAAATCCAGGTTTATGCCTGGATGGAAAATGTGCAGTTGGGAACAAACACTGCTACACAGATTGCTGTGACGACAGAATCAAAACCAGATGAAAGAGAGACAGGACCCATAGAACGTATGGCTTCCAACGTATCGCGATTCTTATCAGTAGGGGAATATGTGCCCACGTTGGCTCCATATGCCAAGGCATCTAGTATGGTGGCAGATGGGGTAGGAAAATTGGCAGCCCTTATGGGGTGGTCGCAACCTGTAGTTGATCAGGAAGTGAACATTGTTAAGTGGATGCCGGTTTCTAATGGTGCACAGGCGATAGGAAGATTTTCTGGCTTCAAGATGTCGTGGGATCCAAAACAAGAGGTTGCGGTGATCCCCGGAGTCATGGGAGGTGATGAAGACGAGATGTTGTTTTCATCTATCCTAAGTCGACCATGCTATTTGACAACATTTACATGGGACGACGCAGACGAAGCGATGACGGATATAATCTATACGTGTGTCGTCAATCCAATGTTAACTACTTCTTATGAGGTGGCTAATATAAGGTACTATCAACCAACGCCTATGGCGTTTATTGGTGCCTTGTTTAAGTACTGGAGAGGAGACATAATTTTCAGATTTGAAGTTGTTTGCTCGTCTTTTCACCGTGGTAAGTTAGCGGTGTTTTTTGAACCAAATCACAATCAGATAGATATTATTAATGCGTCTTTGAGTATGAACAAGCAATTTATGCGTGTTATCGACATACAAGAAACGCAAGTATTTGAAATGAGAGTGAATTGGGCATCGTATAGGGAATGGTTGAAGATGACCAGTTCCACGCACGCTTACCTTAACACGGACAGCACATCATCTCAGACGTATGGACCGGGCTATGTCAATGGTTACATTGGCGTGGTGCCTTTTACATCCTTACAGTCTCCAGATTCCTCTGCGATATCTGTTAATGTATATGTCTATTCAGATAGTATGCATTTTAACGGTACGCTTGAGGAGAATCTTCCAGATGCAAGAGAAGTATATACAGAAAGCAAGCTTGCTGGATGTATAGTCTCACAGGAATATTCGCGGTTTGATTTAAATCCGTCTAGTGCCAGTTTGGAGAACATTAGTATGGACCATTTTGGAGAGCAAGTCGAATCCTTCAGGACACTCCTAAAGCGATTTGTCAAATTTGCCAACCCCACTATGGAAAATACTACGTTGGCTCTACCAAAATACTTGAAGATTATACGAACTATTTTCCCTGATAACAATATGGTATACACTTTACCATCCTTCCCCATCAGGGATGTTTTCTCGTATCTTCGCTATGCGTACTTAGGTATGCGTGGAGGTATGCGGGTGAGATATGGGGTGCACCATAATGTGATTTCCTATCCTTTTTACTGGCAATTACAATTGGAACCCCCAGACAATGATGTTACCCAGTCTGATGTAGAAGCTACTGGATATGTATCTGTACCGCTTGAGGGAACTTTGCAATTTGCAACTTACCCCAATGGCGGAGGCAGTGCTCCTGAGGGAGAATTACCATTTTATACCAATAATTTGTTTTTATTCCCCCCATCCAGTACATACACCTTTGACACTGATTTAGATGTTTGTGAGGGAGTTTGGTTTAGAAAATTTTCTCTGGCTGTCCAGGGAAATAGTACCACGGCACAAACGGTCGCATTCTCAGAGATGAGAGCTATAGCAGAGGATTTCCACTTCATGAGGTTCCAAGGAACTCCTTTCTATTCACATGATTTCAATTAGAAAGCATGTACCCGGGATGACGGGTTAGAAAACATACGCAAGTATGGGCCTCAAGTTTTATTTAGAGGAGAGGTTTATCTCCAACACCGAGAAC